GGGAGAGAGAGACCCTCTAAATTAACTAATATGGACTTGACTGCAACACTTGCAGCACCAAGCCTACATCCTGGAGATTTTATATCATTTCCGGGAATTGAATTTGGTGTAGGAATATTAAAAGCATCAAGTGCGTTAACTATGTATGGTATAAACTCTTTGATGATTGGGGCAGTAGGAGAGCCTTTGAGCATACCCATAGATAAAGGTGAATTAAAAAAACAATTAAAAGCCGTCACACCTAAAGGTATCTTTCATGCTTTTATAGAGCAGTTTGTTTTCTCAGATGATAATCCTTTACAGATAACTAATGATAATGCGACATTTCAAAGAGAGTGGGCCGATTGGAAAGCAAGGTGGTTTACATCTTACTCTTTAAGAGAATCAAAATATATTAAGTACACATGGTATGGTTCACAATTAGAGAAAGTAGAAAATTTAAGTAAGGATGCATTAATGGATTATCTTGCACATAATTCATTTAACTTTGATGAGCCTTTAGTAGTGCCTCAATGGGCATGGGATAAAGCCATGGAGTTAGGATTGACACCTACTAAATTATTTAAAGGCATACAAACAAGAGTAAAAAATATGAGTGAAAGTGCTATAAGAAAATTATACAAAGGAGAAATGACTCCTAAAAAATCAGAAAAAATAAAAGAATTAAATAGAATATTAAATATAAAGGAGTAAAAAATGTTAGGTGGATTACCAGTAGAAATGATTACAATGCTAGGCTCAAGCCTACTAGGTGGAGTAATGTCCATATGGAGTCAAAGCATTAAAGCAAAACAAGAAGAACAGAAAATGTTACTAGCTAGAGCAGAGACACAAATGTCTTTTATAGAAAAGGCTAGAACATATGACAACAAAGGTTTTCAATGGACAAGAAGAATTATTGCATTGACTGCAGTATTCATGGTTATAGCATATCCTAAACTTGTACCAGTATTATTTGATGTACCAGTTATATTAACATGGACAGAATTTACAAATGGATTTTTCTTCTTAGTAGAAAAGAAAGAGATACTAATGGATAAATCTTTTGCAGGTGTAATTATCACACCACTAGATACACACCTAATGTCAGCGATAGTGGGATTATATTTTGGTGGGAGTTTAGTAAAAAAATGAGTGAGCAGAGAATAAAAGATTTAGGAACAGTATTAGATAAAGCATTTACATTTATAGCTAAACAAGAAAATGCACCATTATATAATGCAATTTTATCCTTTAAAAGGTATGATGGTAATAGTAAGTATATACCTAATGAAGCGACAGGAGAAATACCTTTACTAGGTGAATATAAAGACCCATCAGGTAATAGAACCTACGGATTTGGATTAGAAATTAGAACTGCAAACAATATGGGTGGAGTGGTTCCTGCTACAACAGTTCCTGAAATGGAGTTACAATTTAAAGAAAGAATACAAAAAGATATAGACTTTGTTAATAAATTAACAGATGCTAAAGGAAAAAGATTAAACTTAGATATTAATCAAAAAGCAGCTTTAACCTCTCTTGTGTATAATATAGGACAAACAGGTTTTTTAAATAGTAAAGCATACAAAGAAGGACTAGCTGTTGGAGATATGGATAGATTTAAAAAAGAAGCCTTTGATTCTAAAATAGGTTTTGTAAAAGATAAAAAAGGTGGTACTATTTTAGATGGTTTAGTTAATAGAAGACAAGCTGAACTAGAATTATTTGAAACAGCACAGAGAGAAAGAACTGCAGAAACAAATCCTATGGTAGACATGACAAAAATAGAACCAGAACCATTAAAAGATAGACAGATAACTATGGCAGAATTAGCTGCTAGAAGAGCAGGAGTTAATACTAATTAATACTATTAATAAATTTAGTTAAATCTTCTGTCAAATCCTCAAACATAACTTTAGTCTCTTGAGTAAGAGCAACTAGAATATTAGTGTGCATGTATTCGGGGTATTTTTTCTTCATAGTTTCATAAAGTTTTTTATGATTAACTGTACTATAGTCTAACACTAATTCAAAATCTCTATTAATTCCTACATTAAATCTACCAACATCAATTAAAAAATCATATTTTCTTCGTATTAGATTCTTTCTTTGGACTTTCATTTTCTTTTACCTCGACAGCTATAGAATTTAAGAGTTGATTAACTTGATTCCATGGTAGTGTGGATAAGAAATTAACTATTGCTTGTATTAGTTTTTGACTGATTTCGTATTTTGGCATTTCTGCTTTTCTCCTTTTGCGTTTGTATATTTCTTAATTCTTCAGTAATGATTGCAGATAAATCATCATGCAAAACTTTTAAGTAACCAAAGAAATTTGTTTTAGTAGATATCTTTACATATCCTTTATCTTTTACTTGTTTAGACTCAAATGTGTCTAAAGACAAAAGTAAATCTCCTGTGAATGGGTCTTTAAGTATTCGCATAGTTATAATTATTTACATCCATTAAATCTTTTATAGGAACTAACCAACCCCATGATGTGTTACTATCACCTCCTGGTGCAGACCTATAGTTATTATTCTTAATCATCATTTTTAATTTATCTGTTTCTAAAGATATAGCAAAGCAAAAATCTTTACCTTTATAAAAATTGATAGTCCAATATTGTGATTGTGTTTTTAATATTCCACTATCTTTACCTCTACTTCTGTATTCACAGTAATGATTACCACTCTTAATCCATTTATCTATTTCTGATTTAACTTCAACCTTATCACCTTCTAGTATTGTACCTATTATACCTTCACCTTTTTTACCTGTAGCTAAATCATATTTAAAATCTGAGTTATGTTTCAATTTAATTTCTTCCTCCAATCATCTAAGTTAATAATGTTTGCTTTTCCATTTTCCATTTCCTCTAATTTTGAAACACCCAAACCTATTTCATATACCATGTCGGGGTCATCTAGTGCTATCTGACATAGACCTAATGCAACTTTAAAACAAATATCTTTTTGTTCTGTATCTTTAACATAACTTCTATCTATACCACAAATAAATTTATTCTTTTTTCCAAATGGTTTTACAACTATAACCACACTATCTTTATCTAACTTAACTTGTTTAATCATGTACTATCTCCTTTGGTTTATTTACTTCTGCATACCAATAATACTTAGGATTTTTGGCCTTAGATTGTTGTTGGGGCAAGTATTCAATAGTATCACCCCAACATTTATGTTTATAAGGACAATAAGAACAGACAGTACCTAAAACTTTATTACCTGTTTTCTTTTGATAAAATGATTCTTCTTGTAATTCATAACATCTTTCAAAAGGTTTATCTTCCATTAATGCTTTTACATTATGATGTACCTTTTCTAATGCTTTCTTTCTATACTCTGTATCATCTTCGGGAGGCTGACTAACTAACATTTCACCTGTAGCTTTGTTGACTACAATCCAACCACCAAAGGGTTTACCTGTAGCCTCTGAGTATAAATATCCTTGTGATAAATAACCAAAGACATCATCCTCTGCTATCTTGTGAAAGCCACCACCACTTTCTCCAAACTTTTTTTCAAACGCAAAAGGTGAAGCAGATTTTATATCATAAACTTTATCATCTATAATGATATCATATGTACCTTTCATGTCAAAAAATTCTGTATTTAATTTTACTTTACCTTGAACGCCATCAATCTTTGATTTAACTGCTCTCAGTAACATAACTACAACCGCTTCTATTATATCCCCAAATAAATTTCTTAACTTAAAATTATAATTTTCATAACTAATGATACTATCTTTGCCCGAATACTTTTTATCCATTTGTAATTGACATAGTGGTTTACCTATGTTAGACATTCGGATTCTAAACTCTGATTCTCTTTTGTCTGTAAATTGTTTTCTTATTGCTTGTTCACATTCTTGTTTAAACTTTTCTATAATAGGTTTAGGTATAGCGACAGGCTCTCGCTGAGCCTGTGCTAAAAATGATTTTACTTCTTCTAAGAAAGTCAAGCGGTAACTTCCTTCATTATTTCATCATCTAAAATATCTTCTGCAGTTACTTCGCTTTTCTTTGCTTTACTATGCTCTGCTTTGACATAATCATTTTCTTGTTTTACATACTCTAAGAAATCTTTTAGTATTTCTTTATCAGTATCAGAAAATTTTACATCTTTATTTGCATCTTTAATTTTTGCAGTAAAGTAAGTTACACTACCTTTAGTATGTTTTTCTGTTCCATTAAAATCTAAAACAGTATTATACATAATCTTATTTCTTTTAGATAGACTTTTTAATTGGTCACCAATAGGTAAAAAGTTTACACCTCTAACTCTGTATAGGACTGCCTCTTCTGTAATCGTGACATCCTGCCCTTTAGAGGTTTTACCTTTTGCAGATACCACGCCAAATACATTTCTATAACAAGTAACCTTATCCTGTTCTATTTTAGAAGCAGGGTCTAAGTCTTCTCGTAATGCTTTAGGTACACTACCACATGCATCAGTTCCATTCGTATCGGGTTTGGCATCAGACCAACTCGTGAACATAACAGATTTATAATTGTTATCTTCATTCTCTTCATCGTATTTATTATATTGGAAAGTATTTAGAAAGGGTCTAAATGATACTTTCTCTGCAAAGACAAGTCCGTGTTCCTGACTGTCTATTTTATATAGACCTCTTTTAATCAGATTACCTTCACTGTCTTCGGTATCGTAGTTAATTGATAGCCTTGATAGGGAAGAGCCACCCGACTCTACATCTTGACCTAACATAGCCATCACTTTATCGTTGGACATATTATCTATATCCGCTAGTACTTCGTTTGACATATAATGCCTCCTTTTTGTTGTGTTATTATATCATTAAACTGTGGATAAGTCAAGCCAATTTATACCTTTTTTTATCTCAAAGTCTAATGGAACATTTAACTCACAATCATATCTATTTAATAGTGAGTCTTTTATATTACTAAATCCTGTCTTTATAACACTAATAACATGATGTATTTCATCGGGATGTGTATCTAATATTACAGAATCATGGACAGTATTTATAATTAAACTTTTCATTTTTCTTTTTCTTAGTAACTCCCAAACATTAATACATGCTATTGGTACTATGTCTGCCGTAGCAAACCCTTGGACAGGATAATTTTTTATAGCCGTAGCTTGTGTAGTAGAGCCGTCTTTTCTTCTATAAACATTTGGAAAATAATATTCTCTACCACTAGGTAGTTTTACTATCTTTGTTTTGTATGCTCTATCTTGTAACACTTGATGCCACTCTGCAATTTGTGGATATTTTTTTAAAAACTTCTCGTAGTATTCTCTTTCTTTTTTCTTACCCATCATGCCACCATACAAAGGTTTAAATGTATGTGCCTTTGCAGTTTGTCTATCACATCCTATAACATCTGCAGTATACTGATGAACATCTATACCATCCTCTATATCTTTCATGCCTTGTTTATCTTGTGCTAAAAATACTGCAGTTCTAAATTCTAACTGAGCAAAATCTACTTCTAGTATTTGTCCATTTTCCCACCTAGACTGTATAACTTTTTTTACAGGAAACTTATTCT